ATAATATATGAATTATCTGATTTTAATTAATTATTGTAACATCAATGAATTCAGTACTTAAGAAAGTTATTCACTAAAAAATTGTAATTGTTCATAATTAAAATCAAAGAATTTAAGGCAAAATGAAAACTTTTGTTGTCTTTGTATATATTTGTATATATTTGTATAGCAAAAAACCCGCCTTGAAGACGGGTTCTGATTTAAGATATTTTACTTATTTTTCTGGTTCTTACTTCTGGTCATGTTTTTAATTGCGACCGTAAGATGCTCAATAATTTGACTAATAATTAAAATATCTAATAAACTAAAATTACCCATGCCGTGGTGTTTTAATTAAATTAATATCTAAATGGAAGCACTGTAATGCTTCCATTTTTGTTTTACAAAGATTATACTTTATTGTATTATAAAAAAGTCAAACTTATTCACAATCTGCTCTGTTTCTTAACAAAAAGTGAATTTTCAATAATTTTTACTAAAATTTTAAAAAATTGAAAATCAACACTTTAAAAAATAAAAAAACGTCTTAAGCACCGTAAAATATAGGATGTATTCGTGATAAGTTTACGGTACTTATGTTTTACATTTATTTTATTCTATTCTAACTACTTTCCATGTATTAAGCCAGTTTTTTAAGATCTAGATGCCAATATTATAAAAACATTATTTCTTAACGAATAGGCATCATCACAAATATCCCATTTATCATAATTAACATCAGTAAATCAAGTAATATATTATAAGCACACATATTCTTAATAGAATGCTTTTTTTGTTTTAAATAAAATATATTATAAAACAATAAATTATATTACTTTTGTTTCATCATATTTCCAAAAGAAAGAAAACAGACTATGAGTGAAAAAGTAATTGCATCAAGAATCATTGGAACAGAGCTTATAAGCTGGAAAAACCTTGAATTTATCCAACAAGAAAACTTCAAAGAATGGGTTAACAATGGCGATAAAAAGCTAATGGAATCAATATTGAAATATCAGTTTGTGGATCCGTTCAAAGTTTGGCAGCATGATGGTGTAAACTATTGTTTAGATGGTAGACATCGTTTCTTAGACTTGCAAAAAGCATCAGAATCAGGTTACTCAGTTCCGGATATGTTGCCAGCTACATTTATAAATTGCAAAAGCAAAAAAGAAGCTGCAGAATTGGTTTTAGTTTATTCATCTGCTTATGCTAAAATTACTCAACAAGGATTACTTGATTTTGTAAATAATTTTGATTTAGACTTTCCAGACTTACAAAACATGATGAACATTCCTGATTTTGATAGTATTGCTTTCGAGGGAATGTTAAACAAAAGTGATAACACAAATGAATCAATAGTACCATCATCACTGAAAGATAGTTTTATATTCCCACCATTCTCAATATTAGATACCCGCTCTGGGGTATGGCAGGACCGAAAAGAAAATGGATTGCTCTTGGTTTCAATTCACAAGAAACAAGAGAGGATGTGGAACTAATTGCAAAAAGCGGTCAGTCAACAGCTATTTATGAACTCAGAAATAAAATGCGCGATACATTAGGCCGAGAACCTAGTTGGGATGAAATCATTGATTACGCCAAACAAAAAGGAATGCATGTGTATGAAGGCGCGAGCATCTTTGACCCAGTGCTTTGTGAATTATCATATCGTTGGTTTTGTCCTGAAGGAGGTAAAATACTAGACCCTTTTGCAGGTGGCTCAGTTCGTGGCGTTGTAGCCGGAGCGCTTGGATATTTTTATGAGGGTATCGATTTAAGAGAAGACCAAGTAGAAGCAAACAGAAAGCAAGTGAGTGTCTTGTCCTTGGAAAACGTACACTACAACGCTGGTGATAGTAACGAGGTTTTAGATAGAATTTCTATGAATGCTGATTTTGTTTATTCTTGCCCTCCATACGCTGACCTTGAAAAATATAGTGATGATCCAAAGGACTTATCTAATATGGATTATGCCGACTTCAAAGAGGTTTACTTCAGCATTATAAAAAAGTCAGTAGCCCAACTAAAAGACGATCGTTTTGCGTGTTTTGTTGTGGGTGATGTTCGAGACAAAAAAGGATTTTATTACAACTTTGTTAGCGATACGATTCAAGCTTTTAAAGATGCTGGAATGGAATTATATAACGAAATTATTTTAGTAAACGTCGTAGGTTCACTTGCTGTTAGAGTAAGGAGACAATTCAACGGAGGCCGTAAGGTTGGTAAAATGCACCAAAATGTATTGGTTTTTTATAAAGGTGATCCGAAGAAAATAAAAGAAAATTATCCAGAATTAAACTTAGGAGAAGACTTGGAAGTGTTAGATAATCAACCCAATATTGCTCTATCAATAATGAATTGATAGGTTTTATGCTGTATTTTCTGTTCGCTATTATTTGCGAAACCTTTTGAGACTGTTTTTTACCTAAATAAAAACTCCTGAAAAGATTAACGGTGGCTTTGGCCACCGTACCGGTTTAATTAAAGTTTTGCTTACTTTTATGCCATTGTAACAAAACTAAGTAAAGAAATGGCAGAAACTAATTATCAAATACTTATTGAAATGAGAGATTCTATATTAGCCTACTTAGATGAAGAAAAAACTATAAACGAGAAAGCATTACTTGCTTATGAGCCAAAACCAATTCAAGAACAGGATGCAGAAATACGCATCATGAGAGAAAAGGAAGCTATAAAACTCCGTGATAGAATTACAGAATTAAGCCGACATATTGCAGTTATAAAAAGAATGTTCCCAAATAAGTAAGCTATGGCAGGAAATGGAAGAGCAAGTAAATTAGAAACTGATAAGCGAGTATTCACCATACAAGGCTGGATTATTAATGGTATTCAAGACTATTTGATTCTAAAAAACATCGAGCAAGAGTGGGGAGTATGCCGAAGACAATCTAAAAATCTACTCCAAAAAGCATATAAGATATGGCATGAAGACCAGGAAGCAAGTGTAGAACAAAAAAGGGCGCTTCGTATTGCTGAATTGAAACAAAATATTAGGTCCATGAAAGAACAGTTTAGAGGCACTCCACAAGGAATGACAGCTGTTAATCAAATCCAAAAAGAAATAAATAAGTTAGAAGGCATTTACCCAGCTATGCGACACATAGTTCAAGGGGATAAAGAAAATCCATTAGTAATTACTGATACTAATGATTCTGTAGCACGAGACAAAAGAATTGAACAATTAATAGCTAAAGCTTTAGGGAATTAACTAAAGCTTTTTTTATTGTTAGTTTGTAATAAAATATATTCAATATGAATAATATTTATTACTTTTGATATTCTTATGAAGAACATTCGTTCGGTCTTTATTTTATTAATCGGGATGATTAGTATAACAGCATTTGCAACTACAAGCAAACTGGACCAAAAACAAAAAACAGAATTAAAAACTGATCTATCAGTTCAAATTGAATCTGTAAATGTAGCTAATGATTTTCAAGTTGTTTTTGTGATGACAAATTCAGCAATTTTAAGTAACAGTGAAGTGAAAGTCTTTGCATTTTCTATCAATCCAGTAGCCGTTTTAAAAGACGTAGGATGGCAAAGCAAAAAGAAAACTTATCAACCAATATCATACCACGATAAGTTGCTTGAGAATTACAATTTAAACTTCAAAAGCCAATTTAAGCCCTTTGCCAATATCCGGAGCAACTGCTAGAAAGGTTCAATTCAATATATCAAAGCCATTTAGTAAATGAATGGCTTTTTTTAAATAGGGGAAGTAGCTCAGGGAGAAATCCAAGGTTAGAGCAGATAGATTGGCTATTAAGCGCAATTTATGTCGGTCAGCGGTTCGACTCCGTTCTTCTCCACAAACACACCCTGATCGAAAACATAGCTGAAGGAGTTTCAATAGGACGTTATTTTAAATTTCAGCAAAACGGGAGTATGGCGAAATGGTAAACGCGCTGGTCTTAGGAACCAGTTCTTGCAGGTTCGAGTCCTGCTACTTCTACAAAAAATTTTGAAACATAAAATCAATTCACCCCGATAAGTCGGGACATAGAACCAGTCGGGTTGGAAAGGCTCGTTAAATCATTCTATGATACATCGATTACTGGGTGAAAATAGGGATGTAGACAATCTAAGCCGTGTAGCGTTGAATGATCAAATGGTTTATACAATTCCATTTATCATTCTATAAAAAATTAGATGTGGATTGATTTTGTTTTTAAAATAAACTAAAAAAATAACTATGCTAGAAATTGCAAACAACCGAATTTTTGTTGATGGAGTAGAAACAATAGACCCAACGCTTATTGGATACGCACTACTTGATTTTGCAGAATCCCAAGAGAAAGATGGAATGAAAATCGTTTTCAAAGATCAAGATGTATTTGTGGAATCATTAATTACCGAACTATAATGCGTAGGCAAACAAAGTTTATAAAAGATAATAGCATTTCAAATAATCGAGTATCAAAGTATATTGGTGTTCGCTGGCATAGAGAATCATCCAAATGGGTTTCAACTGTATTAAGTAATAAAGTAACCTACTTATGCGGTTGCTTTAATGATGATAGAGAAGCAGCCAAAGCAAGAGATATGAAGATTATTTCTTTAGGATTAAATAAACCATTACAAATTTTAAAAAGAGCTTAAATGAAACCAATCAGATTTAAAGAAGCAACTATCAATTTATCAAAACCTGATTCAATGACAGATGAAGAGTGTTCGAGCTTGGATATATGCCAAACAGAAGAAGGTACTTGTATTTCTTGTTGGACCGCTACATTTTGGGAAAGATTAAAATTTTTGTTTCACGGCAAAATATGGCTTGGAGTTGTATCTGGAATAACACAACCGCCAGTTTGGATTGATTGCACAAAAACAGTTTTTACAAATCAAAAACCATAAACAATGAACTTCCTAAAATCTATCAAACGAAATCTCGCTATTCGTTTTCAGTACCTAATCCGAAAGCGTGCCCAAAAAAAAGAAGTTAAAAGAATCATCGAAAAACACAATCTTAATGATAAAGCAGAGCGAGAACGCATCATTTATCAATTCGAAAGGATGCAATCCAGTAAGCGTGCTTTTGGTCGTAAGAAACAGCAAAACATCAAGGATAAAATTAGCTTTATGATTTATCACGGTTTAATAAAAGTAGTTGAGTGATGAAAGTAGAAATTTTGCATTATATAGAAGTTGAAAACGTGCCACACATTTGGGCAGTTCCGTTTGATGAATGTAAAAAGGAAATGCAGCCCATTGTTCCTAAATTTATTATGGTTCATAATGATTTATCGAATGATGATGTAATTTTTGTCGATAACACTTTATTAGACACAAAGCCAGAAAAAATTATAGACGGTGTTAACGGTGGTATTGTGGATAATTTTATTCAAGTTGGATTTTGGAGAATTAAATATAAAAATAATGATTATCCACTAAGCGCTTAATAACCACGGAAGAACTTCAAACCAAACTAAACGAACTCATAGCACTTCGAGAAAGTTATATGGCAAATGGAAGAAACGAAGAATCATTGAATGATGAAATAAGAGAACTGCAAAATAAAATTAGGGAATTTAAATCTTGAGATATGAAATGCCAAATATGTAATTGCAGTGTAATGGATAAGCCTTTGGTTAGAGTAAACGAGAAAGGTGTAGATGGTATTTGGTGGTGCGAACCTTGTTTGCAAAAACACGAACCAGAATTATACAAAAATGAAAAACAGGATGAATCTGATGTTGAAAAAGTTTTAAAAGAAATTTTTTATAAATAAAGCCAAACTACAATTGCTAACAGATGCTGAAATACTGGAACTCGAAACTCTTTTAAAACAAAGAGACATCGATATTTTACGTAATAAGCTAAATACAAAAGATGAAGAGCAAAACCCAAACTTCAAGTTACTTCAAGAATCAATCACAGATCAAAAATATGATTTTGTAGATGGAAAAGTAGAGTTAGTATCTGGTTATCGTGGCGCTGGATTAGAAGGTTCTTCCCGTTCTGGAAAAACATGGTCCGGAGTAGATATAATCATTTGGCTTTGTCTTTTTTATGAGCCTAACGGGTGTACTATCAATATTTACCGTGAAACTTACAACGAATTCAAAACAACTTTATACGACGATTTCAAACGTAGGTTGGATGATTTCGGACTACCTAATAAATTCCATGATGCCGAAGAAATAAAAAGCTTCAAAATTGGGAAGTCAAAAATATATTTCATTGGTGATGGGAAACATGGTGGAGGATGTGATTACGCATTCTTTAACGAGGTGATGTTTATCAAGAAATCAGTTTTTGACCAGGTTAAAATGCGTTGCCGTAAATTTTGGTGGGCAGATTATAACCCATCATTTACAGATCATTGGTTTTTTGACAACGTATTAACGCGTCCTGACGTCGCATTTATCAGAACTACATTTCATGATAATAAGTTCATTTCGCCACAGGAAAAGCATGAAATAATTATCACGGAACCATGGAAACCAAACTCTTATATTGTAAAAGAGAATGTAATCATGTGCTATTGCAAAGAGACTGGAAAAGTAGAGCCAATAAGCAAAACCAATCAACCACCACCGCATCCAACAAATATTACCAATGGTACCGCAGATGAAGATTACTGGAAAATTTATGGCTTAGGACTTCGTGGAGCAATGAAAGGATTGATATTCCCTAATGTATTCTGGCTTGATAAGTTCCCAGAAGATAAGGCGCCAATCTATCCTAATGACTTTGGTTTTACTACAGATCCGAACACGCTGGTGCGATATGGCGAAGATGAATTTAATATCTGGATTGAGCCATTATCCTATGAGCCAATAGAAACACCACAAGCGCTGGCCGGATTACTTGAAAGCTTAGGAATTGATAAAGCAAAAGACATCATTCCTTGTGATTCGGCAGACAAATATACCGGAGAAAACAAAGGTACTGTTGAAATGGTCCGAGGATTAAAGAACGAAGGGTTTGTTAATGCTTATAAAATTAGTAAAACAAAATCGGTGATGTTCTGGCTTACTTCCATGAAAAAAAAGAAGATTCATATTATAAAAAATCACTTATACAAAGAAGCACTCAAAGAGCAACAGAATTATAAAATGAAAGAAATAGGCGGTATTTCGATAAATCAACCTATCGACAAGTGGAACCACATTTGGGATGCTGCTCGTTACGGACATATTGCTCACAATGGCCAAGGTGTAACTGTTTACAAAATGACCGAAGAAGAAAGTAAAAAACTTAATTATTAATAATAAATTACTATGGAAGAAATAATCGCATTATTGCAATCAGAGCCAGAAAAAGCTATCGCAACTATCAAAGCCAAAAGCATTAAAAAAACTACTGACATTGATAATTACGTTAAAGAGTATAAGGATTTTGACCGTAACCAACGAGAAGGACAGCTTGAAAAAATACAATTAGACAAAACATTAGAAGCCGGAAAAGTATCTAGAATGGTTAAAATATATATTAACCACGCTCAGAATATTGTAGAAACTATGGCTGCATTTGTTATTGGGAAACCAATCACATTAATACCTTCCGAAGAAAGTAACCTATCCAATTTAATCAAACAAATTTGGAGAGTTAACCGAATAGATTCTAAGTTACTTGACGCTACGATTATTAAATTTTCTCAAACCCAAGTAGCAATGCAATTCTATATTGTAGATGCTGGAGAAACATCGCTATTAAACAAGGTATTATCTTTCTTAAAACTAAAGCCACAGGCTAAAGAAATCAAAGCGCAAATTTTAGAAAGCACAAAAGGAACAATGACACCTTATTTTGATAACACAGGCAATATGTTGTTATTTATGTGGGAATATAAAGCCAAGGAAGGCGAAAAAGAAGTAAGTAATGTACAGATTTGGGACGAAACAAATATGCTTCACTTCAAAGATTCAGTACAGTTCATTAATCTTCCTCATGGATTTGATAGGATTCCTATCGTTTATGACTATCAAGACGAACCACTTTGGTACACCGTTAAATCTCCCATTGATAGGCATGAAGTTGCACTCTCAAAATTAGGTGATGCAAATGATTATTCAGGACATCCAATATTGGTAACAGAAGGAGAGGTATCGAATATGCCATTAAAATCTGAAAGTGGCAAACATTTCAACATTCCAATAAAATTAGGTGGAGATGATGGAAAAACAGTCATAAAAGGAGCTGTTAGTTTTCTTGAAGCAACAACAGCTCCTGAAAGTAACAAACTAGAATTGGATAAACTCGAAGATACCATTGCTTATGGTTCGGGAGTTCCTAACTTATCGTTGGAGAAACTAAAATCATTGGGTAACGTAGCTGAAAAAACGGTAAAACTAATGTTTATTGCCACCGATATAAAAGCAGCGTTAAAACAATCTGCAACGAGAACTTTTATTGAAAGATGCTTGAATATCATTATATCTGGAGTTACCAAAACCACCAATACAACAATGGCTACAGAAGGCAAATCGTTGTATTATGATATTCAATTCAATTCCATATTGCCATCTGATATTGCGGAAACAGTAACCTATCTATCCAATGCAGTTGCAGGTAAATTTGTCAGTCAAAAAACAGCCATAGGCTTAATTGATTTGGTCGATGATCATGAAGCGGAGATAGCTCAAATAGCATTAGAAAATAAAGCAACAGAAGTTGTTCCTCCGGTAATGTAATTATAAGCCAGATTAAGAATATATTTTAATAAAAACAAGTAAACAAAAAGTAAAATGGACAAAGCAGAGATCATCGGAAAAGTGTATTTCAAAAGCGAAGTAGAACTCATTGGAGCCAACCAAATGAAAAAGCAAATTTTGGTAATTGAAACAGATACTCAATATCCTCAAAAACTACCAATCGAATTTATCAAAGAAAAGTGCGATTTATTGAATAGCCTTCAAATAGGCCAGCAAGTAAAAGTAAGTGTAAACATTCGAGGTAATGAATACCAGGACCGAAATGGAGTTACTCGATTTGGATTGAGTTTTCAAGGATGGAAAGTTGAATAATAAACCTATAAGTTGATTTTAAAAAATAGTCCACGTAAGATACGACTCAAAACTGTACTTAGATTGGTCTCTGAGGAAAAGGGAACACTTGTAAGTTGCAAAGACAAAACTTTCAAACCTAAACCACATTAGAAATAATGTGGTTTTTTTATGTTTAAATTTATTATTTAGAATGATTCTAAATAAGAAAATAATTTTATTACATTTGTTATCTCTAACAATCAACAATTTAAAATATTTATTATGGCAGTAAAACCAGAAGTTATTAAGGCACGACTTAAGGCATTGTTCCCTAAGGCGAACTTATCTCAAAAAAGGCTAGACGCGATCGCGGCTAAACTTGCACCAATGCCAGCAGACGATGCAGACGATGCAGCGGTGGATGCTGTTGTAAACCAAGCCAACGACTTTA